GGCAAGGAGACGCTAACCATGAAACAGCAAAAAGCGATATTTATCGCCATCGTTATTTGTATTGCCGCTTTAGCGGCTGTGCTGGTCACGAGGAAAGACCTCTGTGAGGTTTGCATCCGAAGCGGTCAAACGGAGGTTGCTGTTTTCATGGATTACGAACTCAAGTAAGAGCAACGGCGGGGAGCAATCCCCGCCATCTCTTGTTGTTGAGCGTGGCTCTCAAGCGCCCTATCACCAATTATTAACCAATTGCTATCTCACCATTTTATGCCGCTTAATTGCGGTTTTTTTGCATTTAACCAACCTGCTTCGGTAGGTTTTACGGGGAAATATGGCAATAGACGAATTTAAATGGCGAAGCCAGGTACAAAATAGCCCAACTGGAGAGTTTGCTCATAATGTAAGAAAAGTGCAGTTTGGTGACGGATATTCCCAAGTTGCCGCGAATGGCATTAATTCTGAGTCGCAGAAATGGCCCTTTACTTATACGGGGCATAAAGATGAAATAATACCGATGCTCAATTTCATCAGACAACACACAGCAAAGAGTTTTATCTGGACGCCGCCATTCGGTCAGAAAGGGCTTTATAGAGTGGACGCCAGTTCTATCACTATGATTCCACTATCTCACACTGTAATGACAATTAACGCGACATTCGAACAGGCATTTTCAGCATGAATATCACATCAGATGTACAGAAATTAGAACCGGGTAATCGAATTCAGCTAATTGAAGTTGATGGGAGCAAATTTGGCGGGCCAGTATTGCGGTTCCACACTTACAATATGCCACACACTACAGAAGAAATAGAGAAGGCCGGGGCCGACTTAAAACCAAAATCCATTTGGTGGCAGGGAAAAGAGTATGGCGCATGGGCTTACGAAATTAGCGGTATATCAAAATCAAGTGATGGTTCACCGCCACGACCAAAGCTAACAGCTTCCAACATCAACAGCCTTATTTCTTCTCTTTGCCTGAAATTTGAAGACATGGTACAGGCAAAAGTAACGATATTTGAAACGTTCGCTCACTATCTTGACGCGAAAAATTTTATAGATGGCAATCCAACGGCGAACCCTGACGAGTGCTTTAAGCAAGTTTTCTATATTGATGCAAAAACGAGTGAAACAGCCGGTGAGATTGTAGAGTTTGAATTATCTAGTCCTTTTGATTTGCAGGGTTTGAAAATTCCGACGCGGCAAATTCACTCTATTTGCACCTGGTGTATGAGGGGATGGTACAGAACGGGTAATGGCTGCGGCTATACTGGCTCGAAATATTTCGATAAAGACGGAAAGCCAACTGATGATCCGGCCAAAGATGAGTGTGGTGGGTTACTGTCAGACTGTAAAAAGCGGTTTGGCGAAAATGACCCTTTGGATTTCGGTGGTACTCCAGCCGCTGGTTTAATTTCGAGGTGATGATGAGAGAGAAAACTGTAACGGCGATATTTGAGCATGTGAAAGCTGAATACCCGAAAGAGTGCTGCGGTGTGGTTGCTCAAAAAGGCCGAGTAGAAAAATATTTCCCTTGTCGAAACCTATCAAAAGAACCCTCAGAGCATTTCGAGTTGTCGCCGGAAGACTATGCTGCCGCAGAAGACTGGGGAACCGTCATAGCTATAGTCCATAGTCATTGTGGTGATGGTGTGACAACACAGCCTAGTGAGTTGGACCAGTTACAGTGTGATGCTACCGAGCTTCCTTGGATTATTGCTTCATGGCCTGAAGGAGATCTCCGAACTGTCCAGCCGCGTGGTGACAGGTCATTAGTGGGTCGTGCTTTTGTACTTGGACATGCAGATTGTTGGTCTTTAATTATGGATTATTACAAAAAAGAACATGGTTTATCTCTGCATGATTACAGTGTAGATAGGCACTGGTGGGAAGAAGGCGAAAATCTCTATATGGATAACTGGCAGAAAGAGGGCTTTGTCGAGATCACGGATAACCCACGAGATGATGATATGGTCATCATGCAAGTTCAATCTGATGTACCCAATCATGCCGGTGTTTTGGTGAGTAATGGGATGTTGCTTCATCACTTATACGGACAACTAAGTCAGATCATCCCGTATAGCGATTACTGGCGTGACAGAACTGTGAAAATTGTAAGACGTAAGGAATTGGTATGAGCCAGTTAAAAACGGTTCGGCTTTATGGCACGCTTGGAAGACAATTTGGACGTGAACATACAATTGCAATTGATTCCCCAAGAGAGGCAATAAAGGCTCTTTGCGTTCGCTGTGAAGGTTTTGAAAAGTTTTTAAACGAAGCCCATTTAAAAGGGCTTGAATTTGCTATTTTCAAGGGTAAAAGAAATATTGGCAATAAAGAACTTCACTTAACCACCAGCGAAGAAATCCGTATTGCTCCGATCATAAAGGGTAATAAGCGCGGTGGGTTCTTTCAAACAATATTGGGAGTCGCACTTATTGGGGCTGCAATGTTAACAGGTCCGGCTGGGTGGGCGGCATTTAGTGCAGCAGGTACATGGGGCGGGGCGCTTGCGTTGGGAGGGGCTGCTATGGTGTTGGGTGGTGTTGTCCAAATGTTAGCCCCACAACCACCTGGTTTATCAACGCGACAAGATGCAGATAATAAACCTTCTTATGCCTTCGGTGGTGCAGTCAACACTACAGCGCAGGGCAATCCTATCCCTGTACTTTATGGTGAGAGGGAAGTTGGCGGGGCTATTATTTCAGCTGGAATATATACCGAAGATCAGCAATAACAATATTTAATTAATTTAAACAAGGTCGCTAACGCGGCTTTTTTTGTGGGTGAAAGATGACAACTCAATTAATTCAGGGGCGTAAAGGCGGCGGGGGCAAAGGGCACACGCCTGTTGAATCACCAGATAACTTATTGTCTACGTCTACAGCAAAAATATTACTTGCAGTCAGCAATGGAGAGATAGCGAGCGGCCTAGATGATACAAAGATATTTTTAGATGGTACTCCGATTGGCAATTCTGATGGCTCAAGGAATTTTGAGGGCGTCACATGGGAATTCCGACCAGGTAGTCAGCATCAGGAATATATTAAGGGAATGCCGAGTGTTGATAATGAAATTAACATAGGAATGGAGCTTAAAAGTGATCAGCCGTGGATACGTTCTATTAGTAACACACAGCTATCAGCTGTACGTGTCCGGTTTTCTGTGCCGCAACTATTGCAGCAGCGTGATAACGGAGATACAACAGGCTATCGTATTGAATATGAAATAGATTTAAACACTGATGGCGCTGGATTTAATCAAGTAGTTAAAACTGCATTTGACGGAAAAACAACATCAACTTATGAGCGTTCACACCGTATTGACTTACCCAAGGCAACTACTGGCTGGCAAATCCGTGTACGTAGACTGACGCCGAATAAAAATTCAGGTCGATATGCTGATAAAATTAATATTCAAGCAATAGCTGAAGTTATTGACGTAAAATTACGTTATCCAAATACCGCACTTTTATTCGTTACATTTAATGCCGAACAATTTAATAATCGAATTCCGAAAATTAGTGTCTTATCTAAAGGACTATTAATTAAAGTTCCATCAAACTATGATCCTGTCAATCGCACGTATTCTGGAATGTGGGATGGTACATTTAAATTAGCGCACAGTAGCAACCCAGCCTGGGTTTTTTATGACATCTTATTAAGTAAATTATACGGTCTTGGTGACAGGCTGGATACGAGCCATGTTGATAAGTGGGAGCTTTATAGAATTGCTCAGTATTGCGATCAATTGGTACCAGATGGCCGGGGCGGTAACGGAAAAGAGCCGCGTTTTATATGTGATGTATATATACAGGCACAAAATGAGGCTTATACAGTATTACGTGATTTAGCATCAATTTTTCGTGGAATGACGTATTGGTCAGATAATAAGATTTTTGCAATTGCTGATATGCCGCGTGATGTTAGTCGTATTTTTACTAAAGCATCGGTCGTCGATGGAAAGTTCAATTATGGTAGTGGTAGCCAGCGTAATCGCTATACTCACGCTCTTGTGTCGTATGGCGATCCTAGCAATCACTATAATGATGCCGTTGAAGTTGTTTCTGATAATAAATTGGTTAGACGATACGGTGTAAATCAAACAGAAATTACGGCTATTGGTTGTACTCGTCAAAGTGAAGCTAATCGGCGCGGAAGATGGGCCTTGCTAACTAATGCTAATGACAGAACTGTATCATTTGCTACTGGGTTAGAAGGAAAAATACCACTTCCCGGAGATATTATAGGTGTTGCTGATGAGCTGTTTTCCGGGCGTGTAATCGGTGGCAGAGTATCTGAATGCAACAACAGAAACATCACGTTAGACAGAGAGCCAGGCACAAAAGCGGGTGATCGGCTGTTAGTTAATTTGCCATCCGGCAAATCAGAAGCAAGAACGGTACAAGCAGTCAACGGCAAAGTCGTTACTGTCACTGCGGCATATTCAGAAATGCCACAAAAAAATGCGGTGTGGTCAGTTGATGCTGATGATTTGGCTATTCAGTTGTATCGTGTCACAAGCATTGATGACAACAATGATAATACATTCACTATTAACTGTGTTTGTCACAATCCCGATAAGTATAGTCATATTGATACTGGTGCTCGAATTGACGAAAAGCCAATCTCTGTAATACCGCCTGGTGTTCAGCCACCAGCAAAAAACGTTCGCATATCTTCTTATACTAAAATAGTGCAGGGGCTGGCTGTAACTACATTGCGATCTGATTGGGATGCTGCTGACAGTGCTATAGCGTATGAAGCAGAGTGGCGAAAAGACAACAGTAACTGGATATCCGCGCCGAGAACATCCGCCCTGGGCTTTGAAGTCGATAATATCTACGCTGGTCGTTACCAAGCCCGCGTTCGTGCAATCAATGCCTCTGAGATATCAAGTGTGTGGGCTAACGCTCCTGAAACAATGTTGAAGGGTAAAGAGGGTAACCCTCCTATACCTTTAAATTTCCGTACAACCCCGATTATTTTCGGTATTCAGATTGATTGGAACTTTGGCGAAGACACATCAGACACTCAACATACTGAGATTCAATACAGTAAGACTAATGACGGCAATGATTTGATGCTGTTGTCTGATGTTCCGTATCCTCAGCGAACTTATACGATGCAGGGACTGGCCGCAGGTGTTGCTTTCTACTTCCGCGCTCGACTTGTTGATAAAACTGGTAATCAGTAGCCGTGGACTGAGTTTATTAAAGGGGCGTCGTCTTCAGATGCAAGTTGGATAATTGACGCTGCCGGTGATACGTTTCTTAAAGCTGATGCAGGTAAAGCGCTTCAATCTCAGATTGATTACAACACTGAGGGCATTCTAGAAAATGCCAGTGCAACATCTCGTTCAAATAGCAGGATGATGGTTGAGAACGGCGATAGAAAAGCCGAAATCTCTGAACTCAAAGAATTGTATGTTAATAATAATGAGTCATGGGCACGCTGGCAGACAGATGTAAACACCAAGTTTACTGATGCTAACAGCCGTATCTATAAAAATGAATTGTCAATTTCCAATATGGACAAGGCCTTTGCAGAAAGTACTCAGCAGGTTCAAGCTCAGTTTAAGCAGCAAAAAGCGGCGATTGAAACCAAGGCAACAACTGTTTTTGACCAAAAAGGAGACGGTTCAGCAATATATACAGTAAAAGCCGGGATTAACTATAACGGGCAATATTATGGTACCGGGATGGTTATTGGCGCCCAAGTTAAGAATGGACAAGTCAGTACAAATATCGGATTCAGTGCAGAGACATTTGCTGTTTTCAATCCTGCGAACGGAAAGCTTGAATCTGTCTTCTTTATCAAGAACGGGCAAGTGTTCATGCGCAGTGCATTTATTGACAGTGCAACAATTCAAGAGTTATTAGTTAGTGTTGACCTTAAATCTATTAATTATGTGCCGAATAAATCCGGGCTGCGTATTGATATGAAAAATGGAGTTTTTGAAGTAAATGGTGTGTCTGGGGGCTACAAGATGAGGATAACTAACACGGGGATATATATATTCAATGGTTCAGGTGTTCCAATAATCGAATTGGGTGAATTCTTATGAGTGAATACGGTTTAAGAATTACAAACCCTTTTGATTTTTCAAGGTTTATATTTAATGAAAAAACAGCGCCAGCTTACATTGTGAGCGTCGGAGTTATTACGCCAGACACGCCGGGCATCTGGGGAAACGGATGGAATACCTGGTGGAAATGCCCAAATCCAATACCACCCGGCCACGATTATGCAATATCGTCCCATAAACTTGGTGAAATAAAATGGAAAGATGATGGACCTGCAAGTTATCCTGACGGGGGGAAAGATCTATCTGTTACTCGCGATAGTCAGGGGTATCTTACATTTTATTGGCCTGAATTTTTAGATACGGGGAAAAATCATTTCATAAAATATATTGTCATAATTGCATGGCCGACAATATCGGGAGGGAATCACGGATTAAGGATATCGGGGAATACTAATTTTTCGTCTTTAAATTCAGATATTAAATACAGCTACGTATCACATAAGAAAGAACTTACATTGAGTGGTGAGTTCAATTTGAGCGTTATTGATAGTAGATTAAATTTTAATAATTGCCTTCCATTCTTCTACACTGATGACAATAATGCATTTGTTGCTTTAAATATTTATCGTGGATATGAACGAACACCGAAAATCACATTGGAGGTCAGAAATCCAAAATCAGCTGATATGACTTCGGGGAAATTTAAAGTTGTTATTTTTTCGAATTTAAATTTTGAAAATGATTTGCGTAATGATAAATATGGTTTAAGAATTAGAGATAATTCTAATAATATTAGATTTTCATCAGCCGTGGGTGTATTGACGCGTCCTGTATCTGTATCCTTAAATGGATATAATGAAGGGGATAAAGTTGCGATACCCGGTATATCAAGGCCCATGTACACGCCATGTAATTTCGGGGAGTCCATTTATAAAAGAAATAATAAAGTAATAGCTGTTGGTAGAGTTGACAGGAAATATATAACGCCATGCATTTCTAAAGATATTAAAATACAAAGGGGGTATTATGGGTATGCGACATATATCTCTTCATAAATCATTGTACATTGATGCTGAAACCTATTTCAATTTTTAATCATTAAGGAATAATCATGTCTTCATACAACTTCGGCACAATTTCAATTGCTGCCAACTCAGATATTGCAACCGGAACTGGGACGCACTGGAAAGATAATAAATTCGGTGTTGCTCCGGCTCAGACTATTTTAATCAAAGTCGGGAATGCTTTTAAGTTATCAGCAATTAAAAACGTTAATAGTGATACTGAATTAGTCTTAATCGATAAATTCCCGGATGTTGTTTCTAATGCTACATATTTTATTCAAACATCGGTTCCCGATACTTATTCAGATGCTGCTCGGAAAGTCACAGCACAGCTTGGTTATACAGATGAGCTGTTGTTTAATCTGAATAAGTGGATGACGGAGACTGGAGTAATCACAATTACTACTCCGGAGGGTAAGACTATTCAGCTCAAATCTATCAATGCGCTTGCATCAGATATCAGCAACAGACTGACAAAAGACCAAAACGGTGCAGATATCCCTAATAAAAGTGAGTTTATAAAAAACCTGGGTTTAGCGGAAACAGTGAATTTGGCGAATGGTGCGGTACCGAAATCGGGTGGCACCTTAACCGGTACATTGAGTGCTCCAAAAATTTCGGTCGATGCACAGAATAAGCAGAGAACAACAATAATCTCTACAAATGATGCGGGTGAAAGTGTTATTGCAAACTATTTTAACGCGTTGGTTTTAAAATCCGGTTCTGCGTCATATAGCAACAAAGATTTGGCTTTTCAGGCAGATACTATGGCTACAGACGTGTATGTGGTGCGTAATGACAAATACGGTAATATTAATGATTTTAATAATATCCCAAACAATAGGACATTTTTCGGGTATGGCTCTTCTACTGATGTCCTTAATCGCTCCGGGGTATCAGGTCCGGGTATCTCTTTTGCGGGATATTCTGATTATGCATTACAGCTACAGGCGGCATATTATGACTCTAATATTATGATGTTCAGATGTCGAAACGGTGATGCAAAATCCTGGGGTGTTTGGCGTGAAATTCGGCATTCCGGTAATACAACTTTTGACGCTAGTGGATTCCTCAAGAGAGCCTCCCCGATCATAGAAATCTACCCCTCTGGCGAATTCACAACTAACGAAGAATCAGAGGGGGCAGAAGTTACAAAAGAGAGCACTGGCATTTACCATATATCTAATGTGTGTGGTTACAACACAGATATGGGATGGGGAGTACACGGTGGTATCTCAGTACCGAAAGACAATAACAATCTTGAGCTTATCTTTGTCGATGACAGAGTGCAGAGTGACGGCTCTATCATCATTGAAACCTTTCACAGACAGCACGCTCACTTACCAACCCGTTTTCAGAACTGGCGACTTAAGTGTATTG